TTGCCGCCAGGAGGAGCCCACATGGGGATCATCGCCAGCGTGAAGGCATCCTTGTGGAAGCCAACGTTCGCTTGGTACGAGCCGGAGGCAGTACCGAAGATAACGAAAGGCTGACCAGTGGTCGGTGAGGCAGTCACGTTTTGGAACGCACCGGAGGTCACGATAGCGGGGCTGATCGGGATACTCACAGCAGCCGCAGCCACGTCAGCAGTCACGGTGAACTGTGCCAGCACGCCAGTGGAGACACGTGACTGAGGGTTGACCGCGAACACACCGGGCAGCGTGATCTTGGAACCCTTGGTGATCGTGCCACCCAAGCCGACGACCGTGATATCTGCACCAGTCTGGTTCGCACCGTTGATGTTGGTGCCTGCAACAGCTTGCGTACCGTTGGTGTGAGTATCGACGTTCTGGTCCATGGCGTAAGCCAGACCCAGCGAGTCAACCATCATGCCGGAGCCGAACTGCTTGCTGATCTTGTCCTGGCCATTGAACAGGCCAGCCAGACCAACGATGGCAGCAGCGTTGAGCGCTGGCCCCATGATCAGACCGCGCTGCTTGTCGCGAGGAGCAGCCATTTCGTCCAAGCGCTGGTTGATGCCAGTGATAGCACCCAGAGCCAGAGCTTGCGTGTTGGGCAGCGTGCCGGGGGTGCCGAGGCAGTTGAACGTCGCTTGACGTGCCAGTTGCAGACCCTGACGGTCAATCTCGTTTGCCACGGTAGCCAGAGCAGCTTGCAGCTTGTCTTCGAGCTTCTGCAGGGACAGGGTACGTTCCAGCGAAGTGAAGTTCAGGTCACAACCACCTTGAGACAAGGTCAGCGGGATTGTGGTTTCCACCGTTGCTTGAGGCACCGCCACGCGACCAGGACGGTACTGGTAACGAGGAGGCTTCTTGATGTTGATGGTTTGACCAGGAGAGTAGCCACGGGACTGATTGCCCGTGAACTCATCTTCCCAGTCGCGATTGACCATGCCCGCGAATGCGACCATGTTTTCCAGAATTGCCAGTGATTCTTTGGCAACGATGGAGCAGGTGACAAGAGTATTCGTCATGTTGAAATTCCTTCAGATTACAGATTGATTACCGTGCCCAGCGAGCGCCTTGTGACTTGCGTTGAGCCATGTACTCATCCATGCTGGCTGTTGCCAATACTGGTTGAGATGCACGACCCTGCGTCACCGTGGTGCTGGCTGGAGCGGGAGTGGTGCTGAGCTTCTTGCTTGGCACCACCGGAGCCGTCTTGATCGAGAGTGTAGCCTCCAACTTACCGATCTCGCGAGCGGCTTGCATGGGAGTCATGCCGTTGAGGTTCTGCAGTACATCCGGGTTCTTGGCGAAGTGATAGGCCAGCTCTGGTCCCCGATCACTTTCCATGAGTGCTTCGCCTACGTGGTTAGCTATGGGGGTTTCTGAGGCCCCCACCACTGCATCGTAGTCTGGCAACACGGCACGAGTGGCGACCTGACGTTCTGCGAAGGTCTGGCTTCGGGTTTCAGCAACCTTGCGGGTACTGTCCTGTTCCATACGCTTCGCCACTGCCTGTTCGGTCTTCCAATCGGTCAAGGCTTCAACGTAGTCACCGTAGTCGTCGTACTTGTCAGGGGTAGGCTTGATGGGCGCAGCCGGAGCCGATTGTTGCGCCTGACCCTGTTGGGCGATTCCTCGCCAGTACGACGCCTCACGCTCGGCCTCACGGCGAGCACGGGTAAGTTCGTCGATACGAGGCTGAACGCCTTTGAAGCGTCCCTTCTCGTCCCGGTCGTTCTGCTGGCCTTCTTCAGCCTGCTCTTCGACCTTTACGTCTTCGGTTTGAGCTGCTTCTACCTTGGGTGCCTGCTCGGGTTGATCGAACGAGATTGTCGTTGTCTCAATCTTCGGGGCTTCCGTTTGGCTTGGCTGCTCGACTTGTGTGGTTTCCTGCACGCTCATTGCGCGATCTCCGGCCCGGATTCAGCCACTCCGGTAGGGGCACCCTGTTGCGTCTGATCTGCAGGGGGGTAGCCAGCAGGACGAGTAATCGGTTGGGGTGCATTCTCACCGTCTTCGGCGAGGTCCGCTGAGACATCGGCGACCAGTGCGGGAGGGGGCTGCATCTTGACCAGCAGCATCTGGATCATGCCCTTGAGCTCTTCCACGTCTTCACGGTTCTCAGCCTGTATCTTGGCGACCTGCACCTTGGCACCAGCGTCGATGTGGGCCTTCTCAATGCCGTTGTTGGCCTCAACGAGCTGCTGGTTGAGCTGCTGCATCTGCTGGTCCATCTGTGCCAGCATGGGGCCGACTTGGTCCTTGGGCATGGGGCCTTTCGGCGTGTCCACCATGTTGGCATCAGGGCTCTCGCCATCCTCGTCATCACGCAGCTCAGGAGCCATGGTCTTCTCGATGCGGTCAGCGATTTCCTCAGACATAGGCCAATCCATAGAGCGCACGATCTTGTCGCCTGCAACGTCCATCAGCTTCGGCCAGCTCTTGGCTGTTTGGATCATGCCATCCACTGCTTCCTGACGCAGTGTGTCATAGCTCGGACCAACGCTGATGGTCACACCGTAGTTGGCTACGCTGGACATATCGTTCATCAGCTTCTCAACTGCCTGCCCTGTCTCGTCCTGCTCGACTGTAGGCTTGTTCACCTCCACCGACTTGACCTTGCCATCTATACCCATGATCTGCATGGTGCGAGTACCATCATACACCTTGGGCCACATGTTCAGGATGCAGCGACCCACGTGACGCAGCGTGGTGTTCAGGTTGTCAATGTAGTGGTAGTTGGCTGTTTCACCCTGACGGTCACGGCGACCGATAGCCACGCCACTGGTTTCGTTGGACCGGGCACCCAGCGAGGCATCAAACAGGCCAGTAGTGCTCTTGATGTCGTCGCTGGCGTGCGCTGCCATTGCCAGTACACCAGTGGGTACATCTGCCATGTGCTGACGCTGGGGAGGGGGTGCAAGCTGGCCAGCGAGGGTCTTGGGCTTGTACTCCAGGTACGGGAAGCTCCGAACGTTGGCTTCACGCCACTTGGACTCATGGCCCTCGAACTGGCCTTCTGCACCGATGAACGGGGCCTTGGGGATGAGGCCGACCTGTTCCGTGGCGCTGGTCATCCAGTAGTTGTACATACGAGCAGGGTCTTTCGCATTGCGGATCATACCACTGCGATACACCCTGCCATCCAAGTCGATCTCATCACCTACCACGGGGAACACCGGAATCCACTTGCATGGGATATCGGCACGCTCCAGCACTTCGGTAGCGCTGAGCTTGAACCACTGCACTGTTGGACGCAGGCTCTTGCGCGTCTTGACTACGGTGACGCCTTCAGGCATCTCGATGAGCTTGTCCTTGTACCCGCTTTCACCGTTGCTGAGTAGCACCACTTCCACCGCCTCGTTGTGAATACGGTAGTACTCAGCCACACGCACCTCGGTAGCGGTGATCCAGTCGTTGGATCGGTCGCCTAGGCCACGCACCACGCCGAAGTCGCAGGGGTCTGCCTTGGGGTGCTCCAGCACGAACTCGGTACGAGCCTGCTTCGAGGACAGGATGCACCACTGCTGGTCAGAGCCATCAATCTCGATGCATCCGGGATCCATGTACACGGTGAACGGGTTCCGTATGCGCTTGAACTGAATCTCTTGGTCGAAGCTGTCAGGTGACACGTAGTCGGTGATCAGACGGAAGTAGCCGAAGCCAATGGCTGCTGCACTGTTGACAGCAGTGTCCTTGGCTACGTCGGCGTTGCTGGCGTACTCGATATGGCGGATGCCACCTTGCACCACTTCAGCCACCTTCTTGTCATCGTCGTTCGTGGGGTGAACCTTGATGCTCGGTACGTTCTGGCGCTGGCTGTTGGTCACCTGATGGAGTGATGTAGGCAGCTTGTTGATGGTCAGGCAGGGTCGGCCATCCAGAGCACGCTGCTGTTTGATGCGCTCGTCCCACTGGTCGCCCTTCAGGAAGGCAAGGTCGTCAAGACCGTTGGTGCGGTTCTCGCCATCTGCTGCCATGCTGATGCGCATGCGGTCCATACACTCAGCGATGATGGCTGCATCATCCTTCGTGTCGGCCTGCTTGTCGTGGTCGACTTGGGTCTGGTCTGGAGTGCTGCTCATTTCGTTTGTTCCTTCATGCAATAGATTGATGCGGCGAGGTGCGTGAGCTCCATCGCCTTGGGTGTGCCGTTGATCATGCGTGCCATGAGGGTCATGGGCTCCGTCTGGATAACGCAGAAGCCGAAGCTACGTGCGTACCATTCTTCGAGCTGCTGTTTGCTCAGGTTGATGTTGTCGCCCCAAGGCTGAGGGGTCAGCACCAGCACGAGGCCAGCAGCGTCAGCCTCACGGCAGACCTTGTGCATCAGCGTGGTGGCGTAGCCCTTGCCTTGTTCGGCGAAGGTAGTCTCGACGTTCACGATCTCCCGTGTGGTCTTCTGGAGTGCAGGGGGCAGCGCTGGGCACTGGCGAATACGCAGTGTGGCAGCACCAACGGAACGGGGTCCGGTCTTCATAGGTGAGTCCTTTCGGTTTATGTCATCCAGCCACCAGAGCCATGCTCGATGCCTGAGTTCTCGCGCTCTTCCATGCGCTCGCGGATACGGGGTTCTTCGGTAGCTACCACGCCTATGCGGAAGGCGTCGGAGCCGTGGGAGGCCCAATTGTGGAGAGGGCCTAGGCTTATGCCTCGCTTCTCATCGATCTTCTCCTGGTACTGCTTCAGGGCGTCCAGGCCAGTGGCGGTCTTGCGCTTGTCGAACCACATGCGGTTCATGGTCATACGCACTGCGTCGATACCATCCTTGACCGGGATGTTGGGTGCTACCTCGAACTCGATACCCAGCTTGGAGGCAGTCTCGATACGTGACTTGCCTGTACCTATCTCACGATGCATGATATCGTGTG